GTGTACCATCAAGTGTTCCAGTAAATCCAAAACGATATTTTGCATCACAAAGTTTTGTCATTATAGATATTAATGACTTGGATTTAAACTGGTGTGCTTCATCTCCTACGACTACATTAAATCTAGCAAAATACTGCTTAGGCAATTTGTAAATACTTTGCCAAGTGGTAATAATGACTTGAGAATCTGTTTCTCTTTCCTTTCCAGCGTAGATTTTGTGGCAATATGAACCAACATCCCATCCATAATCTGCAAAATCTTTATACATTTGTTCTACAAGGGAAGTCGTTGGAACAACTATCAGAATATTTTGCTGCTTCTCAACGTAATATCTCACAACAGAGTATATCATCAACGACTTTCCAGAAGCAGTTGGAGATATCAACAACTTTCGATTATGTCGCAAGGCGTCGTATACTCCCTCAACTTGGTAGTCGCGTGGGGCGTGTTTACTGATTGCAGTCATATAATCTTTTACACCTTCCTTTGAAATATTTTCATTCACCTCAAAAGGAAGACCATAATACTTATTATTTCTAAACTCGTAGGTATAATTATGTTGTTCGCAGAATCTTATAAGTTTATCTAATAAACCAACGTATATTTCTCTAGTATTTACATTAAACAAATAAATGAATCCATCCCACCACTTATTTTTATAAGCGGGGGCAAATTTAGCATTTGGTACTTCGAATTGAAATGCGTCTCTTAATTCGTAGTAGACATGCGGTTCTGCTTCAACTTGAAGGTATACCTCATTCTTTTTAGATATAATCAAATGACTCATATTTTATATCATTCCGATACAAATATTTATTGCCAATAAAAAAGAGGCATCTCTGCCTCAGTTAAATCCTGCTTGGAAACGGTGCCATTCAATGGCATTTTTGATTTGATAAGTGCGATTAGAAATAGTCTTAATAACTTCTTCTAAAAACTTAAGCATAATGTCATAGTATCTAATCTTGAGTTCTACCTTACTCAACTTCTCATCCCCATCCATATGCCTCTGCAATGCCTCTTTGTCCCGAACTTTATATGGGAATGGTTCTTCTTCGTAGACCTCTATAGGTGCCTTTCCTGTGTAGTAGTTATAGCGTTCAAGTTTGACTCGGTTAAAAGTTTCTCTTGCCTTTTCTCTCAACAAAGTAATTGTATTATAGATTGTGTAGTACTTGGAGTGAAGTTGAGGAATTTTTAAAGACTCATCATGTAAATTATCAGGATCGATGACAGAATCTCTCTGCCACATTTCCTGAATTTGCTCAAGGTTCATAATTTCTTTCCGTTTTTATCTAGGATATCATAGATAGTATACTTGAAAATTGCGTCTGCTGTAAAGTATTGAACATCTGGTTGAGTAGCATTAAAATCCAAAGATGATAATGAAACTGGATATAAATCTCTAAATTTTACAATGGCAGTTGTGTTGTAATTGCTATTTAAAATATAAAGACTTCCATCACTAAACGCTCTCTTTGGATCTGTGGGTTGTGATATGTCATCAATATTTGAAATGAGATCCTTATATTGTTGTGCAGATTCTGGAAAACCGAGACCAGTGATCCAATTATGAACTGCCATATAATTTTCCATATTTTCATCAACCATAAATTTAATATTCAAGTCCCCATAAGTAATTTTATCTCCTGGAACATCAATGTCCTTTAAATAATTTGATTGGACTTCTGTACCAAGATTAATTTCTGGAATTTTTGCAGAGTTGGAAAAAAATGAAATTTTAGGATCCTTTGCAATTGTAAATTTAAATCCTACAGGAGATAAAAAATTTCTATTTGTTATCTGTCCCGGAAATGAACATGGATTTGTCATTATTTCATTGGAATATTTGTTGGTTCTAATTTAAATGTAGTCTGTGGAACACCTTTTGATCCAGGACCCATTTGCCCCTTTCTTGCTTTATTTAAGTTCTCTTGTGACTTCTTATCCAGTGAAATCACATTTTTGGAAAGATCTTCTTGAAACTGTTGAAAGGTCTTCATGTTTTATTTGTATTTAGATATATTGTAGTGTACAAATAAATTTAAACAATAAAAAAGGGAGGATTTCTCCTCCCAGAATATTGAGATAAAACTCAATTGTGATCACATAAGGTTAGCAACCTTAACTCTTCTGTAGTAGCTGTTGGCGTTGGTAGTTAGATTACCTTGACCTTGGGTGATACCCTCAGCAAATGGGTTTGCAACCAGACCATATCTGGTCTTAAATCCAATCTTAGGTTGGAAGGAGTTCTCACCAACGGCACGAACCATTTGGAGAGGAACATAAGGACAATAGAATAGTCCAGCATCATAAGGAGATGCACCCTTATAACCAACAACATAGAACTGGTTGGCAGAAACGTTAGCAGAATAAGGATCGATATAGACCTTATACTTACCTTGGAGAACACCAGCAAAGGTGTTACCAGTGTCATCTACCTGGAGGTTAGCGTTGAGTGCAGGGGTGTAATCTAGAACACCTGCCATGGTGAGTGCAGAAGCAACGTCAGCAGAGCAGAGGATCATGTTACCCTTTCCTCTACGAGTTTGCTGTGCAATTGCGTTTGCATCGCGCTCGATTTGGAAGATAAGACCCTTGAACTTCTCAACAGACCAACGACCGTTGGAGTCAACGTCTAGGTCGAAAGTACCAGCAGTAGCAGTGTTGACTTGAGCACCAGGCTTAGCAACCTTGTAGATGGTACGAATGATTTCGCGGTTGATTTCAGCAAGAATCTCAGTGCTAAGGATATTAGCGAGTTCTGCTTCAGCGTTCAGACCGTGGATTGCCTTGAGGTCTTGAGCGAGTTCTAGTGAGTACTCAGCTTTCAGAGCTCTTGACTTGGCAGTAACGGTGACTTTCTCGATTGAGAATGCCATCTGGTTGAAAGCACCAGTACCAGCACCATCAAGACCTTCCGCATCAGCGGTATTCATACCTTCACCAGCGTTATACTGGTTTGCACCAACAGAAGCGTTGTTTGCTTGGTTAGATGGGTCTAGAATTGAAGGATTGGTTCCACCTTGAGCGGTAGTACCCATACCAACGGCACCATTGGCAAAACCAGTGGTTAGGTTACGACCAGCATTCTGACCAGAGAAAGCAGAATCTACTTCGTTGTAGAAGGTTTCATTACCACTTTGACTGTCATAGCGTGAACGCATTGCAAAGATCAGTCCAGTAGGACCGTTCATTGGTTGAACGCCACACAGATCATAAGCGATCAGGTTGGGCATTGAACGACGGATTAGGCTGATTAGAACAGGATCGAAACCTGCGGTAGGACCAGCACTGAATCCTTGAGCACTACCACCAAAACCTGCAGCACCAGCAGTGGAAGCAGTGAAGTTGGCGGGAGTCTCATAAAGGAACTCGCGGGCTTCGCGGAGTTCTTTTTCTTGGTTTTCTAGCAGGATAGCGGTTACAGATCTACGATGTGAATCTTTGATCGTATCCAGTCCTTGATAGTCAAGGATTGGTGCCCACTTCTCCTGCAGGTATTCGGCATTGAACATCTGCATTTGATTTTACCTCTTTAAAAAAGTTTGTGTTTGACTTTATAATCTATAATTCACTTTTTGGCGACTCTGCCAAGAGTCTGAAGATATGCTTCCATCATTGGTGATACTGATTCGTAAGAATCATTACCAATGGTTGCTTCTTCGGATAAGTTTTCAGAGTCATCTCTTTGAGTACCAGTATTTGTTGGGAAATAAGATTCCCTTAGTGTTACTAGTTTCTCACGATAGTTAGCTTCACCATCAAACTCAACATTTTCCGCAAGAGAAGCGAGTTTGTCTTTCTGAGAAAGTGCAAGACCCTCAGCGACATCTGCAAAAATTACATCAGCAACTGACTCTGCTAATCTTCTATTTAGAGCAACGTTTCTTTCGATTTGCTCGTTGAGTTTTTCTTCCATTTCATCAAGTTTATCTACCATACTCTCGATTACATCATATCTATCTTCAGGGATTGATACATAATGATCTTCAAAAAGACCTCTCATTCCTTGAAGGAACGATTCAGTCATTTCGGTCTTAAGACCGTGCTCAACTGAGAGTGCATTTTCAGCAATCCACTCGTCAGCAACATACTCAAGGTAAGCATCAACACGGTCGGTAAGACCTTCTTTGATTGCTTCAATTTCTTCTACAAGTGCAACTTCATATGATGCTTGTAGATCTTCCTTAATTTCAGCAACTTTCGATCTGATTGCTGCTTCAAAGATGGTGCGTGCTTTTTCTTGGAATTCCTCAGAAAGTTCTTCACCTTCAAGAAGAGCATTGACATCTTCTTCGATGTCGAATTCTTCTTTCATTTCATCTTCTTCGTCCTCTTCTTCCTCTTCTTCCTCTTCGTCTTCTTTCTTTTTACCTTTCTTAGGAGTCTTAGGAGTTTCTTCTTCGTCTTCGTCAGCAGCTTCGGAAACTACTTCATCCTCATCGGTTTCTTCGAGAATTTCATCCTCGTCTTCAGTTTCCTCTTTTACACTTTGCATGGGCATAGCGGCTGCAGCTCTAGCATTCACCACATCTTTGACCTGAGCAAGGGTTGCTCCTGGAGTCTTGATAGTTGCCGACTCATCATCGGGCCTATAGTTTTCTGGAGTAGGACCTCCGAGATCTTCCCAACCACCAGTTTGACCAGGAGTTGCCCCAGTCAGTTTGTGCATTGGCTCGGCAGGTGCAGCC